ATCCAACTACCAGGCAAAGTGATCTGCGTGATCAACGTCCAGGTGCCACGGTCCAGCGTCGTCAGGGACGACATGGTCCAGAGGAACCGGAAAGTCAAACACGCCTTCAACAAGGCAAGGGAGGTAGGGCTGGTCCAGCTCGGTCATGTCGAGCCACGCGTCACTGACGGCCGGCGGCAGGTTGCCGGCCCGAAGCGCAGCCGACCAGCTGCGCTCATTTTGACGCACGACACGCATCCGTGAGTTAGCCTTGTCGCTCGTAAGCACCTCACTCGAAATCAGACAGTCGATGATGAGAGAGCTGTACAACTGTTGCCAGTTGCGCAATTCAGACTTCGTCGGCCGCCCAACAACGAGGGGGACGGGTACGCGACTCAAGGCAAGCTTATGGACGTCCCAAGGCGCATCAACGGGAGGACGCCCGACAGGGAAGGACTCCTGGTCATCCGCAATCTTGCGAACCACACGACGGTCAAGAACAGAGGCAGACCAATGTTTGCGTACAAGGTCGCCGGGCTCGTAATCCGAAGGAAGGTCCGCATTCTGCAGAACCGAAGGGAGGCCAACACCGCCGAACTTCTCGGGGATGAACCAGGGAACATGCACCTTGCTGAGCACAGCATGATGATGGTAAAGGAAAGTTCGCATCACTTCCTCGCGGGCATCCGCGGGTGCGAACCGAATGAGCTCACGACAACGAGCACCGATAGTATCATCCGCATCGGCAACAGCATCAGTCCCGACCTTCTCTCCAGACCTTTTCAGTCCGAACATCAGGCCAAGATTAACGTAGTCGACTTGGCGAAAAACACACTCGCGCTGCTTTCCTTCGAAATCGGCCGGATAGGGATCGACACGCTCGAAATTGACCGAGTTGATCTGCGCAAAGCTGCGCGTCAGGAAGGTCTTTCCAAGGGACGACTCCAAGCCGGCAAACGCCGTGATTTGGCTCCAAAGTCGGTGGCCCGCCTGCGTAGTGCGGAATACAACATCATCGCCGTTAATCAAAAGTGTCGACTGGTTAAAGGAAATCTTTTTCCGATAAGCCAACTCCAAAGACCAACGACATAGTGCGGCATTCGCAATACAAAGGACGGGGAAACTCACCACCGACCCCATCAACTGACCCCACCGCTGTGGATGGACGGTTCCGTCGGGAAACTCAACCTGGTGCTGAGTCAAAGCGCGGACAAATAGAATGCGCTCATCGGGCTTCAAAGCAATCTCATCGGCAATCGCCAATGCAATACACTCCGACACCCAAGGCGCAAGGTTGTCCGTTGCGGCAGAATAATCGCCTGAAAGATAGAGCTCGTCATCAGCGAGATTCCGACCCAGTCGTGACTGGACGATCCAAGGATCGACCGGTTTACCGACCAGAGCGAAGGCGGGCTGGCGAGAAAGAACTTTCCAGAGGAATTTCTGAAGCGGCTTAAGCACAAAGCCTGTGTAAGGAGGTCCCTTCGTAATAACGCGAACCTTAAGGGATTCGGCCAATCCTACCGGCTTAACCGTTGCGGGTTCAGCCATGGCATGGCGCATAAGCGCCTCGTACATACGAATGTATTCTCCTTGCAGAGTTCGAGTGTTGGCGCGAACCAACAGGGCACCTTGTCCGATGTGCTCCTCCTCGACGTTCACTGTCTGGAAGCCAACACGAGAGGTGCGTAGCGGCCGACCATCGTCATCTTCGCAAAGACCCATAGAATGGGCGAAGCGTCGAATCGAACGGACGGCACCACCTTGCTCCTTCGTGTCGGCATACGTGGCAGAGGTCGATGGAAAGAAGGCATGATGCCTATCCTCATCTCCATACGACTCATCGTGAAAGATCTCACGGACGGACCTCCTGAGGCACTCACAAACACTCTCCTTCGACAAGCGAATCGGAATATCAGGGTGCAACCCATCAGCATCCGCCCAAGAAACCAATTGGATTTCCGGCACGTCTGGCTTTGGGGTCGTCAGCGCACGACACGTCTTCAAGATCTGCGCATCAACCATCGCCTTGTCTGGACGCGGGCAACCTTTCTTCACCTGAAGAATGGATGCGAGGAACGAACTACGACGATGTTTGTCACGAAGGATCCGATCGATATATCGGCCAACGACACCATTAGACAGTTTTCCAGGCAGGTCTCGAAACCACGGTACGTTAAACGGCGCGACCGGAGCCGCATCGAATTGTACCGTATGGTAATGGAAGAATGCCGCAAACTTGTACTTGGCAAACTTCATCCAGCTACCGGATGCAAGAGCACCCAGTGACCAGTGAACCACTGTGGAACGGAAAGCCTCCTGCACTTTTGTAGCAAGAGGGCCGAAGAGACGGCGTTTTTCCAAACCATAGGTCTCGAGCAAAGTGAACAAAGCGTCCACACACTGCTCAATTGTTGCAAGATCCAAGGCCCTGACGGCAGCTTCCCCAGCTGCCTCCAAGGTTAT